AAGGCGTACTAGCGCACGATCTCTTGCCCGTCTGTAGTTACGTTGGCGCACTGCTTGATTAGCAGCACCACGCAATCTCTTATTCTCTGCCTCCATTATTTGTCTTGTCCTCCCATACAATCAATGCGTAGGCTATCAGCATTATTACCGCTATCCCTATCCAGTAACTCATTGCACACCTGCCATTACTGCAAAGACAATCTTTGTGATGTCGATTGGTTCAATGATAAGGCGTGCGTCCTCTTCCCCTGCCTCCCAGCAAGAGACTAGCAGGCGCGAGTTCAGGGGTGATTGGCGTAGCCATTGCACCGCACTATGCGGGTCTTCCCCGCCCCATACTGCGTTGCCTTCCTCGGTTGCTATCTCATAAAAGTTTACGAGTTTATTCTTTGGGTGGAATCCCACCACGTTATCTTCAGTCATTGCGTACCTCTATTCTGAATTGGTCATCTTTGGTTGTGTTCCAGTAACAGTTATCTATCTTCTCACCCTTGCTCATCTGCAAGGCTATCGTTGCTGCCATCTCCATCACCTTTTCAGGCGTGAGTTCTACTATGTGCCACTCTCCCTTACCTTTGGTATTAATCTTCATTGAACGTATCTACCATAGACAAGGCGTGCACCATACGCATTAGATTCATACCTGCTTCCTTCTCGGTGTTCTCGTCCTCAATCTGTATCAGTGCAAGGTCACGACATAGGTCAGCCTTTGCACGCCAGTACTCTACCGTAGGTTCAGACATTAGTTTCCTCCCTTAGTACGCGACCCTTGAAGTCGCTACTGATTACTCTTACATCGTCCTCTCCCACAAAGATTCTGTCCCAATCCCACGCTTTAGGGTCACCATCATAGGTTTCAATCTCAATAGTTACTAGCCATCTATCTTTCATCTTCTGCGCTCTCCTTCACTAGGTCATTGATAGTTTTCTCTACCTTGTCAGTAGGTAATTCAATCTTAGATAGGGCCTCCCCTAGCGCGGTGCGCCAGTTCGTGCCCTCCCCTGTTGCCAGTTGCTTAGGCTCAGTGCCCGCAAAGTCCCACAGTTCCACATCGAAACGCTTGTTCGCGGGTGCAATCACCACAGTGAAAACAAATTGCGCGGTGCTCTCTTCCTCAGTCATCATCTTCTCCTTTGCTCATCATCTTCTCCATCCAATATGCCACGGTGACAATTGGGATTCCATATACTAACAGTAAAGCCCATAGGACTATCGCATCATCCATCAGTAACTCCCATCCTTTCCAGATGTCCAGCCACATCTATCACACTTGACTTTCCCTTCCATTGTCTGACTATCGCCAGACATAACCGCGCCACACGTCCAGCACTTACCATAACTCATTGTCTCACTCTCCCCGATATCTAACAATAGTTTCCATTGTTTGGTGTAGGGTGCACTTGCACTCCTCTCCTCCCATATTCTCGTGATATTCAAAATGGTTAAGGTTGTCTTGATATATCTCATTGATAAGTTCTTCAATGGTGTGCGGATATGGTAAAGATTGCATTTACTTGTCCTCCCAATCTCGTTGGTCTTGCTCGTGCCCACATTCCGTGCAGGTGTAACTCATTATGTTACTTTCCTGTTCGTACTCTCCTTCTATGTCTAGTAAATCTACGTCGCATTCTTGGCAGAATGTAGAGATAATCATTCCTCTTCCTCCTTACACAGCCACGCTGTGATAGTTAACGAATCCATCGAATGAGTGCGTCCCATCCACCGCTGTCACGGTCTGTTCTTGTAGGTCAATCAGCACCCACGCCTCATCCATACAAGGCTCAGCCGATACCCACAGCCCAAAACCTGTCTCGCTGTCCCAATCGTTGCCGATTAACTGGCTCACGATAATGCGGGCACAATAGGAATCATCTCCCCATCGTGGACGCGCTTTTGCGATAGCCCTACCCGCGTCCTCCAATGCTGTCATCTCTCCCCAATGTGAGTAGAGACATATATAGTTACCCTCGTCTTGCTTGATATTGAATATAACCCTTGCGCCCATCTTTTTACCCTTCTCTATCCAATGACCTCATCAGCATCCGTCCTACGGATGGACAGGCTTTCGCCTGTTTCGGTCTAGGCCTCGCAATCGTGCCCGTAATACCATTCTCCCGCGTCGTCCTCATCTAGCAGGTTGAAGACTCTCGCGCATTCCACACACTTAGCCTTAGTCTGTATTGTTAACATTAGTTCTCCTCCTTTCGGCTAGTTACACAATCGTAAATGGTCTCTCCGATACTCACCAAAAAGACCTCTTTAATCCTGTCCGCATTGCGGTAAAGATAATCCCCATAGATTGAGTGACTCATAAAGTTTTCATTCCCGCGTGTCCATTCTTGTCCATCTTCTAGGTAGGTGATTCTCGCGGTTATCATTAGTTCACCCCGCAAGCATCTAAGAAGCGGTCACGGTCAAAACGTGGATTACTGTATTCGATTAGTTGCGCCATTGCTTTTGATACGGCTTCTAGTGTAGACTCATCAACGGCGAAGCCTTGAAAGTCTGCCTTGCTACGGGTTAGGCGAATAGCCTCCGCGATTAGTTCGAAGTCTTTACGTGTCATTCTGTATTCTCCTCTAGGGTTCATTCAAACCGTTTGGCTTGATAAGAGAAAATATATACGTGTGTCTACCGTATGTCAAGCCCAAACAAGGGTTTTTTGGTAACAGTTTGATAACGTTATCCTGAATGAATCCTGAGAATAACAGGGGTTAGTCGTGTCGATAAGTCGACAATTCAAGAGGTGTTCGATAGTTGAATCTTCAATTACTTTATTACTAGCGAGTAACTTAGTGGGTAGACAATTAAGTCTTGAGTGTCTAAGTCTATGGAAAGAGTTTATTAATGGACATATATTGAGAGAATGTAAAGGTGCCAGAAGTAGAGCCAGCCACCGATTCTATTCTAAATAGTTATCCACAAGGCCAGCAAAGTTATCCACAGGACAAGAGTTATCCACAGAAGTTATCCACAATGTGCAGGGGGTGGGGGGCTTATCCACAGGGCGCAGAACGGCACCCCCGTGTGTTAAGCGCGGCCCGTATATGTATTATACTCCCCAACAAAAAATATACGCTAAAGTGAAATGTCCTATTTTGTACACATATTTCTAGTGACCTTAGTCACAAACCGTAAATAAAATCTACCGTAGACGGGAAATCGGTTATTTTTTCTGCCTTATATATAGTAGGGAGTAAAACGATCCACTACTAGTTTTACGACCGATACTCGCTACGTTGGCACTACGCGAGTCCCCCTAGGACGAGCACCAACTTACCCCTCGCTGCGCTGTGGCTTGCTCGGGCGTTAAGCCCGAACTGTGCGGTGCACGGCACCGCTTTTAGTGGGGATAGTTCTATCTCCAGTACAGATACACTTCCCCTAGTATAAAAATTTTTTACGCGCCTACGGCGCTTTATTAGAGGAGATTACGTGGCAGAGAAGTCCAGTGACATCGCCAAGCGTCTGATCCTTTCAGGTGTAGCAGAAGGTCTAACCATCGAAGCAGCCACGGCTGCATCTGGTAAATCCTATAAGACCTACGAGTACTATCGCAGAACCGATAAGGTCTTTGCAGACAAGATGGACCGAACTCGTCTTGGTCTTAAAGACAAGAACTTTGCCTCCTCCGATGTCCACGACTTAACCTTTGCAGAATTTCGCCAGAGGTATTTACACTCTCGGACCTTTCCGCACCAGCAAAACCTCATCGATGTAATCGAGGGTAGGGAACCTGGTTGGCTACATCCCAGTATGAAGTATGAAAAGGGTCTGGCTAATAACCGTATCCTTTTGAATATCCCGCCAAACCACGCCAAGTCTATGACGGTAACCGTTGACTACGTTACCTGGCAGGTGTGTCAGAACCCTAACTTTCGTGTGCTGATTGTCTCTCAGACTCAGCAACTAGCAGCCGACTTTCTCTACGCCATCAAGCAACGCCTGACACATCCTAACTATGAAGCACTGCAACAGGCTTACGCTGCTGGCGTAGGGTTTAACTCTAAGACCGCCTCTTGGCAGGCAACCCGCGTTACCTTCGGTGATGAACTCAGAGAATCCTCAGAAAAGGATCCTAACATTGAGGCCGTCGGTATCGGTGGTCAGATCTACGGTAAGCGTGCAGATATGATTATCGTAGACGATGCGGTAACATTAAAGAACGCAAACGAGTTTGAGAAGCAGATCCGCTGGTTAACCCAGGATGTGCGCTCCCGTTTGAACCCTACTGGTAAATTGATTATCGTAGGTACCCGCGTTACTGCAGTTGACCTATACCGTGAACTGCGCTCCGAGGACCGCTACCCTGGTGGCTTGGTACCTTGGACATATCTGGCAATGCCAGCATTACTCAAGACAGATGAAGATCCTGATAAGTGGGAAACCCTTTGGCCTGCAAGTGATGCTCCATTTGATGGGCAGACAGAATCAGATTTGAATGAGGACGGACTGTACCCACGCTGGAATGGTCGTAACCTTTACAATGAACGACAAGCAATGGATGCATCTACCTGGGCGCTGGTTTACCAGCAGCAGGATATATCAGATGATGCAATCTTTGATCCAGTATGTGTGCGAGGTTCTATAGATGGAATGCGTAAAGCAGGTCGCTTGGTTCCTGGTCACCCAGGTCATCCGCGTGACCTTAGTGGTTTTTCAATTATTTGTGGTCTTGATCCCGCTATGGTTGGTGATACAGCCGCCATTTGCTACGCTGTTGATCGGACTAGCCATAAACGCTATATCGTTGATGCTATTAAGATTACTCGTCCAACGCCTGCTCAAATTCGCCAACTGATATTTGACTGGACTTCCCTGTATCAACCTGGCGAGTGGATTGTAGAAAAGAATGCGTTCCAGTCTTTCCTTACTCAAGACGAAGGCATCAGGCAAAACCTGGCCTCACGAGGAGTGCTACTGCGGGAACACCATACTGGAACCAACAAGTGGGACTCAGGCTTTGGTGTTGCATCAATGTCAACTTTGTT